TCGAGGCGGAGCGCACCGGGCGACACGCAGTCATCATCTGGGCGTTCAACGACGGCGTAGCGAAGTCGATGTTGGTGACAGTCGAGTTCCTGCGCTACACAATTGAAATGAAAGGCAGAACTGATCGGATCGGGGCGACTGCAGACATCGAGCCGTGTCTGCTCGTCCCAGTGGTCCACATGAAGCCGCAACCAGCTTGGTTCGTGACGGAGGAGGTCGCATGAGTGAGGACGCAGAGGTCGTCGAAAAGCCGAAGGCGAGGAAGGCGAAGGTCACTGCCAAGTCAAAGACCAAGCCGCCGCCAAACAGCCTGCGGAACCTGAAGCCGTTCAAGCCCGGCCAGTCTGGCAATCCAGCTGGTCCGAAGGCTGGCTATCGGCAGGAGTTCAGCAGGTCATTCGTGACCGACATCGCGAAGGATTTCGCCAAGGAAGGCGCCAAGGTCATCAAGCGCGTCCGCACGGAGAACCCGCTCGGATACCTGCGCGTGTGCGCCTCGCTCGTTGATCAGGAGATCAACGTCAAAACGCCATTCTCCGATCTGGATCACCTGACCGATGACCAACTCCGCGCCTCCATCGCCGAACTCAACGAGCGAGTTCTACAGGCTCTTGCGGCTGCGGGAGGAGATGTCCCGCGCACTGCTGCACAGGGCGAGCCGAAACCAGCTGGCCAACTACCGGCCATACTCAAAACAGCTTGAGTTCCACCGCATGGGCTCGATCCTGTCGCCAGACGGGAACGAGCGCCTGTTCATGGCAGGAAACCAGCAGGGCAAGACGAAAGCTGGCGCAGCCGAGATCGCGCTGCACCTGACGGGCCGCTATCCAGACTGGTGGCCGGGCGCGGTGTTCGACAAGCCGACGAAGATATGGGTCGCTGGCGTGACTGGCGAGAGCACGCGCGACAACCCGCAGCGCACGCTCATAGGACCGCCCCAGATCGAGGACAGCTGGGGCACTGGCATGATCCCACACGACGCTCTGCTGACGACCCAGCGGGCTCGTGGCGTGCCTGACAGCCTCGACAGCTGCACCATCAGGTTCGGCGGCGGCGGCAGCGTCAGTCAGGGCGAGAGCATCCTGATCTTCAAGAGCTACGAGAAGGGCCGCGAGAAGCTGCAGGGCGACACCATCGACGCCTTTTGGTTTGATGAGGAGCCGCCCGAAGATGTATACTCCGAGGGCCGCGTCAGGACGCAGCGCGGCCAGCGGGGGTTCTTCACCTTGATCACGTTCACGCCGCTGCTGGGACTGAGCGAAGTGGTTCGCCAGTTCATTAGCTCCAAGGATGTGGAGGCAATGGCATGACGATCAGGCAGGGCGACATCGTCAAGACGAAGCACGGCAAAGAGCTTTGTGTAGTTGTCTTGGTGGGGAACGGCATAGTGGAGATGCGTACCATATCGCCAGACAAGCCGGTGCGGAGCTACTTCCGAAAGCAGGCAGACGTGAAGGTCGTAGAGACAATCGTGAAGCGCGTAGAGGCAATGGCATGACGCAATATCTGAAACTGGTGTGGGATGGGGACAACGGCGAAGGCATGGTGCGTGCAGCGCCGTCGTGGCCAGCCGAGATGGAGGCCGCGCTCAGTGGCGACTGGGTGCTGCTTGCCGACGCGCTGCAGGATTGGCGATGGGCGCTCGATCAGATGTACAACCTGATCCTGCGCTACGACATACCGGTCGATGCGCGGCGCGAGATGATTGCGGTTGCGATGGCTGGCGACTGTGCGGAGTTCAATCGCCTCATGGCTCCCTATCCTGAGTACCGCGAAGACAGCGCCGACGCTGAGACGAGGATGGAGACATGAGCAAGCCCGAGTTCCTGCTGACCGCGGTCGCCAAGAAGCGCGGCATGCTCAACCGCGAGACGCTCGACGCCGCCTTGATGGATCAGGCGCGCATGGGCGCAGCCAAGCATTGGCTGAAGCGGATCATCGAAGCCAAAACAATTGGCGAGGCGCGCTCATGTGCAATCGCCGCCCTGTCGCAGCTTGAGCTGCCACGGCGATGACCCTCAGTCCTGACGACAGGCGCAAGCTGATCGGCCTGCTCGGCAGGCTGGGCTCGGACAGCGCAGGCGAGCGTGACAACGCCGCCGTCGCCATCGAGCGTATCCGCAAGGACGCAGACGTGCAGTGGAGCGATCTCCTCGGCACTGGCATGCCATCGACATTCGACCGCCCAGTGTGGGCTGACCCGCCGAAGCCTCGCCCCTCGCGACCGGCAGACGCACGCGAGTGGCGCAAGGGACCGGACGAACCATCGACTGGCCGCACCAAGGCGAAGAAGTGGTTTCCCAAGGAGCCGGAGTTCAAGGCGGCAATCGACGCGGCGATGCTTGGCTGCGTGACCGCGGCTGAGACATCGTTCGTGCTGACATTGGAGACGATGCGGCGGGACTACGGGATCAACTCGTTCCTGAGTGAGAAGCAGGCGGAGTGGCTGATGGCATTGTCGGCGAGGGCGAGGGTCTGATGGCGACGTTTGCAAAACTCACGAGGCCGCTGTTCGGCATGGGCCGCGCGCAAGTCCAGTTCAGCAAGGAGTACTACCGGCTGAAGCCGAGCGACCAGATGTCGGTGCTCAACAACGTGATGAAGGACATGCGCCGCGCCTACGATGAGGCGGAGCGCAACCACAAGATCGCGCGCAGCAACGAGGACGCGCGCAACGCCAACCGGATAAGGCGGGTGAGCTGATGGCACTGCTTCGGATGGTCAGCAAGCTGCGCGGCGGGCCGCGTATCTCGCCCGCTCGACGCGCCAAGCTGGAGGAGCTGGGCTTCAACACGGACATGCCGCTGTTTCGCGGCACTACCTTCGACATCGGCAAGGAAATCGAGGCGGGGCGTGCGCTGCACGTGTCTGACAGCCCGCACTATGCGTCGGCCTACGCGGCGGGGTTCGACAATCCGTTCGACTACCATCCCAGCAGACAGGAGCTGACTGCCGCATCGATGTCGCGAGAGGCGCACGAGAAGCTGCGCGATGAGGTCGAAGCAGAGGCGCGGGCCGCTTACGACGTGGTCAACAAGCCGGGCATGCTCGGCAGGCTGGACGCGGGTCAGGAGTGGGACAATCCGGCGCGGCGCAAGAACATGCTGGAGCTGGTGAAAGTGTCCAAGGGGCTGCCCGCAAACTGGGACCAGTTCTGGAAAGAGTACCCGCACCCAGAGGCGTGGGATCGTCCCGGCGCGAACTTCACGGCGGATGACTTCAAGGCCATGCAGAAAAGGATGGCGGAAGTCGAAGACGAAGTGGTCGCGAAGATGGACGAGCTGTCTGCGGCGGCGAAGACGCCGGAGTGGCACGCAATTCGCGACGCCTACGACAACCAGCAGCGCCTGCAGTACAAGTGGATGGACGTTGCAGGCGACCGCCTGTCGGCCACGCCACACGTCGCGCCGCTCTATGCTCGCGTGAAGAACCCGAGACCGATAGTCGATGAGATGGGCATCGTAGACCTCCACGAAGACCCTGACCGCGTGAAAGACCTGATGAAGAAGGGCTACGACAGCGCGATCTGGACGCCGGAGGCCGAGACACGCAAGGAAGTGCTGGAGGAGTTCGGCGGTCTCGCCAACAACATCCACGGCGGCGAGATGGTCGTGTTCAAGCCCGAAGAACAATTGACCGGCGCGTTCGCGGACTTCGTGCCGCTGCTCAAGAAGTACGGCCTGCCGATCACTGGAGCTGGCGTGGCGACGCTGGCGAGCATGCTCAACCAGCGACAGCCGGAGATGGCCTGATGGGACTGTTCAACAGCGCAGCGAAGGCCGCGCGCGAGGCGTTTGAGCTGAAGCAGGCACGCGCCATCGACCTGTTCGGCGAGGGCGATGAAGTCTACCACTGGCTGAAGAAGGTAAACGTCGATGAGAAGATGCAGACGGGGTTCTCGCCGTTCACTCACGTAGGCACGAAGAAGGCGGCGCGCGACCTGTTCGAGAACCGCATGGGCCCCGAGGGGTCGAGATATTCAAGCAACCTGCCAAATCGTGAAAACGCTTACGGCGCGACAATCCCGCTACGCTTCAATCGCAAGAAGACTGTGCTCGACATCAACAAGGACATCGGCGACCACAGCGCGCTGGGCGTGATGTGGCAGGTGGCGCCGCAGATATACGGCAACCGCGAGACCGCCATCAACGCGCCGCTCGTGAAGCGCACGCTGGACCGCATGCTCGACGCGATGAGCCCCAACGACGTGGATGCGGTCGCGAACGAGCTGCAGTGGGCAGGGTACGGCACGCGCCCGCCGACAAGGGCGCCGAGGGACTGGGTGCGACGGACGCTGCTGAACTCAGACGAAGTGAGGTCTGGAGCCATCGTTAAGGGCACCTCTCGCGACGGCGACATGGCGGGCCGCGAGATGCTGGCGCACGAGCTGGGCAAGTTCAACATCGGCGCGCTCAAGTACACGAACGATGTCGAGGATGCGGGCAGCAAGTCGTACATGATCGTCCAGCCTCACGACATGCGTAGCCCGAATGCAGACTTCGACTGGGAGCAGTGGATGCTCCAGAACCGGAACATCATGGCGGCGCTCCCGGCTCTGGCGGCTGGTGGCGGTCTGCTCGCAATGTCCAAGCGCGACAAGCGCGAGCGGGAGGCAGTTTGATGGGCCTGTTCAATCGTCTCATTGCGGATGCTGGTGTCGAGCGTGGCGTGGGCTTGCTCAAGCAAATAAAGCCGCCGAAAGGCATCGACGACGTGGAGTGGCAGGTCATTCGCGACAAGCTGGCCAAGGGCAACACCGAGCTGGTGGACGCCATGAACTTCGGCGGGCCGTCATCAAATTGGGAGCACGGCGGTATCGCCACGCCGACCGATGCGCTGAAGACCATCACAGACCGCGACCCGACGAGTGTTAACCCGCCAATCTCAGCCAATCCCGACAAGTCGATAATCTACCATTCTCATCCTCACACGCTGGACGCTGAAAGCGGGGAGCAGTTTCCGGCAGCCCTGTCGCTTGGAGACCTCGGCGTGCTTCTGAAAGGGAGCGGAGGAGCCAAGGCCGACAGGGGCATCACATCTCTTGATCCGCTAGGTGGATTTGCGTATGCGATCCGCAACGAAAAACTCCCGAACATAAAGCCCGTCACATGGCACCAGATGCAGATAGACGCCCGAGAGGCGGCGAAGAAGAGCCTCTTGGAAGCATCTTCCCCGAACTGGATACGGTCTGGTGTCGAGGCGTCAGGGCGCCCGCGCTCACGGTTCGACCCGCCAACCGACGCGACATCGGACACGCTGGCGGCGACACTGGGAGTGGGCCGGGCACTGAACCGTGCGAACGTCCTGACGGAGTTCGGAAACCTACCGGCGGGTGAGGCGCAGTTAGCTGGCGCGGCGATGCTGGAGCCTGCAGTCGAAGCGTCTGCTCAAGCTGCCGAGGAGATCGTCAGCAACTGGCTGAAGATGAGCGGCTACGACAGCGGGACCATCAAGGCGATCATTGCCGCGCTGGTCTCAAGCGGCGGGCTGATGGCGGCTGTATCCGAAATCGAAGACATGGAAGCGGACGTGTGACCCGCTACACCATCCGCGCCACCATCCAAGACACGGTCCCGCTGCTCTACACGCAGGAGCAGGCCGACGCGATCATCGCGAGCTACCCCGAGCACGAGCGCGCCGCACGCGCGCAGGGCATTCCGCAGCTCGGCTCTGGCCGCGTGTTCCCCATCGACCTCGCCGAGATCAAATGCAGCCCGTTCACCATCCCCGAGGACTGGCCGCAGAGCGTCGGCGTGGACTTCGGCTGGGATCACCCGTTCGCCGCCGCCCGCATGGCGTGGGACCGCGACAACGACACGATCTACATCGTCAACGAGTACCGCAAGCGCGAGCAGACGCCTGTCATCCACGCCGCGGCCATCAAGGCGTGGGGGCCGTGGATACCGGTCGCGTGGCCGCACGACGGGTTACAACACGATAAAGGTTCTGGTGAGCAGCTGGCTGCCCAGTTCAGGGCGCAGGGCCTGCAGATGATGCAGGAGCGGGCGACATTCGAGGACGGCAGCAACGGCGTCGAGGCTGGCGTGATGGAGATGCTCGACCGCATGCGTACTGGGCGGTGGCGCGTGTTTGCCTCGTGCGAGGCGTATCTGGACGAGTGCCTGTACTATCACCGGAAGGATGGATTGATCGTGAAGGAACGTGACGACCTCATCTCGGCGAGCCGCTACGCGCTGATGATGAAACGCATGGCCATCACCAAGCCTCGCCTCCGCAGTCCGATGCGCGACAAACGTAACCAGTGGGCGATGTGATGGGATGGCTCAGCAAGCCTGTGATCGAGGTGCTTGGGCGCATCAAGCCGCGACTGACGAAGGACGCCGACTGGGCCGACCAGTCACGCTACCTGATCGAGGGTAACGAGCAGTTAGCCGAGCTGCTGGCGTCGGATGACCTCGCTCCTGCGTTTGTCCGAGGCTCCGGCAACCATCCCAAGTCGCATTGGAAGCGCGGGCTCAACGAACACGGCGGCACGGCGACGCCGACATCGCGTCCGGCGGAGCCGTACACTTCGTGGGAGCAGGACGCGCTAACGCCCAAGGATGTGGTGCCGGGTGGGATTTTATATCATTCGCACCCCGCAGCAGTTGAGCGGATCGGCGGAGGTTTGGGCAACAGCGACGCCACCGGCCCCTTGAAGCTGGGCGTCGGCCTTTCTGCCGAGGACTACATGTGGATGATTGGCTCGCCTGACTATCCAGCCGGGATCACGTCTCTCGATGTTCATGGCGGTCTTGGTTACGCGATCAAAAACCCCAAAGCACCGCCACGCCTGTGGCAGAAAATACAGTCCATGCCGAGGCCGCAGATCACCGATCTGCATCGAAGTCTGGGCGACGATGTCATCGACGAGCTGGGCGACCTCCGGGGTTCGGGCGGGTGGAGTGAGCGAAGCATCACGCCACTCGGGATGATGAACATCGTCACGTCCGAGGGTATTGGCCGCGCGCTCAAGAAGGTTGGCGTGCTCGATCATCAGGGCTACGAGCCCGGCTCTGCTGCTGCGCGGAGGGGGGCGGAACTGATGGAACCTGCAATCCAGACCGCAGAGGATTTTGCGGTTGAGCGAATTGCCAGTTACCTGCGGAAGATGGGCTTCACCAGCGGCAAGATCAGCGCAATCGTCGCCGCCGCCGTGTCGTCCGGCTCGGTCGGCTCACTGCTCGCACACCTGCAGCGCGAAGAAGCAACGAAGGGTGAGATAGCCTGATGGGAATGCCTCCGAACCAGATGGACCCGGAGCTGATGCGCCGGATGCAGGCGGCGCGCATGCAGGGCGTCCAGCCCGGCGGAATGCAGCCGCAGCCCATGCAACCCCCGCAGATGCCTCCCGGCGGGCCCCAGATGGGCCAGCAGCAGCCTCCGATGCCTCCGATGGGCCAACCCCCCCAAATGATGCAGCGCCCACCACAGGCCCCCCCAGCGCCTCCGCAGGCGCCGAGGCCGGAGCCGTCGCCGGACATCGAAATACCCGACCCGCCGCGGTGGGATTGGCTCGACGACCACGAGATGCTGCTGACCAAGTTCAGCGAGTGGGACAAGGAGCTGGACGCGCACTGGAGCGAGTGGCGCGAGGACGCCGTCACGGCCTACGAGGTGACCGCCGGTCGCCAGTGGGACAAGGACGCCGAGGAGGCGAGCGCGCTGCTCGGCCTGACCACGGTGTCGATCAACAAGATCGACTCGACCGTCAGCGCGATCTGCGGCTCCGAGATGACCAACCGCCAGACCGTTCGCTACTACCCGCGCGAGACGGCGGTGCGCGGGCCGGATGGCTCGATGCAGGACGTGGCGGTCAACGAGCTGCTGACCTCGGCGGCTGAGTGGGTGCGCGACGAGTGCGAGGCGCAGGACGAGGAGAGCGAGGCGTTCCGCGACTGCGTGATCTGCGGGCTCGGCGTCATCGAAAGCCGCATGGACTATGACAGCGACATCCAAGGCCGCGCCGTGGTCGAGCGTGTCGATCCGATGGAGGTTTCCATCGACGCGACGGCGCGCAGGCCGAACGCGGTCGATGCGGGCTACCTGCGTCGCAAGCGTGCATTCTCCAAGGACGAAGCCAAGCGCCGCTTTGGCACGGATGGCGACAGCGACGCGTCTCCGACATCGACGAACAGGGTCCACGACAACTCGCCGAACTCCGCCTATCAGGGCCGCGGCGCCGACCAGTTCATGGGCCGCAACGATGTCTGGGTGACCGAGTTCCAGTGGCGCGAGCTGGAGGTCGTGTATCTGGTGCCGAACCAGAACATGGGACAGGTCGAGGTGCTGGAGGAGGTAGAGTTCAATCGCCTCGCCGAGCAGGCGCCGGAGCTGTACGAGCTGGCGACCAAGGCGACGGTCGCGCGCTTCTATCGCGCGGTGCGTGCGGGCAACAAGATCGTCATGTCGGGCGCGCTCGACTGCGGCGAGTTCACCTACAAGTTTTTGACCGGCAAGCTGGATCGCAACAAGGGCGTCTGGTACGGCGTCGTGCGCGCGATGGTCGATCCGCAGCGCCTGCTCAACAAGCAGATCAGCCAGATACAGCGCATCGTGGACACCAACGCCAAGGGCGGACTGCTCGCCGAGGTGGATGCATTCGAAGACCCGGTGCAGGCCGAGGAAGACTGGGCGGCATCCGACACCATCGTGTGGACGAAGGCGGGCGCGGTCTCGGGCAACAAGGTCGTCCCCAAGCCAATGTCGCAGCTCTCGGCGGGCTTCGACCGGCTGCTCGCCATCGCCAACGAGGCCGTGCCGGGCGTGTCAGGCGTCAACAACGAGATGCTTGGCATCATCGACCGCGAGCAGGCAGGCGTCGTCGATGTGACGCGCAAGGAGGCTGCCTACGGCGTCCTGAAGGCGTTCTTCTCTTCGCTTGGTCGCTATCGTCGGATGCACGGTCGCCACCTGCTCAAGATGATCCAGAAGTACATGAGCGACGGCAGGCTCGTGCGGATCAGCGGGCGCACTGGCTCGATCCAGTATCTGCCTCTCGTGCGTGAGAAGACGACGGGCCGCTACGACGTGATCGTCGATGAAGCGCCGACCGGGCCGAACCAGAAGGAGCGGGTGTTCCAGTTCCTCGGGCAGATGATGCCGCTGCTGCGGTCGATGAACCTGCCGCCGAGCGTGCTGCTCAAGTTCATGGAGTACGCGCCGATCCCGACCTCGCTGGTTGCGGAGATACAGCAGATCGCCAAGGAGGAGGCGGAGAAAGCGGCGCAGCAGCCGAACCCGGCGATGGTCAAGGCGCAGGCCGAGGCGCAGCAGGCCCAGACCGAGGCGCAGCAGGCGCAGCTCATGCTGCAGAAGATACAAATGGACGGGCAGGCGGCGCAGGTGAAGGCGCAGTCCGACCAGATGAAGGCGCAGTCCGACCAAGCGCGCCTCCAGCTCGACCTGCAGAAGTCCCAGCTGGAGCAGCAGAAGCTGCAGATCGAGAACCAGTGGGCCAAGCTGGAAATGGAGAAGGTCCAGACGCAGCAGATCGCCGACCAGCACGAGGCCGAGCTGCGTGCGCGTGAGACGGCGATGCGCGAGGAAAACGACAAGCTGAAGATCGAAGCCGACGCTCAAAAGCTGAGAGCCGAGCAGGACATCCGGCTGGCCGAGCTGGAGATCAAGCGCGAAGAGTTGCGGATGAAGTCCAAGGAGCTGGAGATCAGGCTCGACATGGAACGCTACAAGCTGAGGCACGCATCGCAGATGCACAATGCAACACTGGCAAGCACGGCCATGTCTGACGACGATGGATACGACTTCCCGAGCCTCGGTGAGTCACCTGCAGAGCGACGCATGCGTGAGTTGCATGAGCTGATGCTGGCTCCTGTCGAAATCGAGATTGACGCCGCCACTGGCAAGAAGCGCGCCCGGCGCGTCGTGACCCCGAAAGTCAAAACCGAGACCAAGACAAGCGCGGCATCTGAGGAGATTAAATAATGGCACTGAACCTGAAACTGAGCACGGGCGTCCGCAACGCCATCCTCGACCAGATCGAGACGACGATTGGCACAAGCGCGGTCATCCGCATTTATAGCGGCACGCAGCCCGCCAGCCCTCAAGATGCCATCACGGGCTCGCTGCTGTGGGAAGAAAACCTTCCCTCAGACTGGATGGCGGCGGCGTCAGGCGGCACCAAGTCGCTGCTGGGAACGTGGGCCAACACGGCGAGCGGGACCGGCACGGCGACGCACTTCCGCA